GCTGTCGACCCCAAGCTTCTCCACCCGCCAACCCAGGCCGACTACCATTCCGGTGTCGCATGAAGCGGCCTTACTTTCCTGTCGCAATCGACAGCACCCTCATCGCCGCATACCGCGCTTGCCATCAGCGCGCGTTCCGCCAATACATTGAACATTGGAAGCCAGCCGCTGAATCTGTTCACCTAGTCGCAGGAGGTTCCTTTGCAGACGGAGTTGAACAAGCTCGTAGAAGCTTTTACGAAGATGGACTCTCCCAAGAAGACAGCGTTGCTGCCGGACTACGAACGCTTATACAGCGATATGGTGATTTTGAGTGTCCACCTGAGTCAGGTAAATCATTGGAGCGCACTGCAGGCGCTCTCGAGTTTTACTTTGAACGCTATCCTCTGGGAGCGGACGGCGCAGTCCCCATCAAGTATGGCGACGGACGTAGAGGCATTGAGTTCAGCTTCGCACAACCTCTCCCTATCAATCATCCGATCTCTGGAGACCCGTTGCTATACACTGGTCGCTCAGATATGATTGCACACGCCTTCGGCGGGACTTATATCTATGACGAAAAGACTACATCTAGCCTTGGTCAGTCATGGGCGAAGCAGTGGGATATGCGGTCACAATTCTCCGGGTATTGCTGGGCGGCACAGCAGTATGGTCTTGCCCCAACTGGTGTTATTGTGCGTGGTATCTCTATCCTTAAAACCAAATACGACACGATGGAAGTTCCGACTTACCGTTCCCCGTATGAGATTGACCGATGGCTTGATCAAGTCTGTCGTGACATTCGGGGAATGATTAAATGCTGGGAGGAAGGCTATTGGGACTTCGACCTCGACCATGCTTGCACTGAGTACGGGGGCTGTGCCTTTGTTCCAGTCTGCAAGTCTCCGAACCCCGAACCTTGGCTAGAAACCTATTTTGTCAAGCGGGTTTGGAACCCCCTGCTCCGCAAAGAACAGTCCATCGACGAGTATGAAGCCGACATGGCTAAGTGGATGAACAATGAAATACCTGCGTAAGTGGGTGCTACCAGACTTGGTTGTTCATCGCTTCGAAGAGCTTGAGCATCCAGAGGATTGGGGGCTTAATTACTTTTGGTATTGTCGAAGGTGTCGCGAGGTCTATGCTCATGCCGAGTTATTTGCTGACAACGAGTTCGACGCAAACGCAAAGCCCTGGCACCCTCGTATCTGGCACGCTGTGTCAGGTTTGTGTTTCAACTGCCCACCCGATATTTGGACTATTCAAGGTTCGTTGGAATGTCTGGCTTTCGTCGGATGGCACGTTCCAATCGAAGTGGCTCACTATCAACTCAACCGGGAAATAGCTTTCCTCGATCATCCATCCCACCCCCATAACAGGGATATTGCCTAATGACTACATTTACGCTTCCAGGCTTCAACGTCCTACTCATGGGACCAGCCGGCACTGGCAAGACCTACTCTGTCGGGACGCTAGTTGACCTTGGTTACGAAGTGTTCTACCTTTCCATCGAAGCCGGCATGGAGTCACTGCTAGGATACTGGCGCGACACCGGCAAGGAAATCCCGGCCAATCTCCACTGGCACAAACTCCAAGCCCCCAAAGCCAACCTCACCGAAATGATCGCCAACGCTAAGAACATCAATATGCTCAACCTCGACGCGCTGGCTAAAATGACCGACCCCAACAAATCCAAGCATAATCAATTCGTCTCTCTGCTCGAAGCCCTCAACAACTTCCCTGACGATAGAACAGGAGAGTCCTATGGACCAGTCAACGAATGGGATCAATCTCGTGTTCTTGTCATTGACGGGGCCACTGGTATTAGCCAATGTGCTATGGCTCTGGTGGTTGGCGGGAAAGCTGTTCGCAATCAGTCCGATTGGGGCATTGCACAGGACCAGGTGGAGAAGATCGTTAGGATGCTCTGCGATAATTGCCCTTGTCACTTTATCATGCTTGCTCATGTTGAGCGTGAGACTGATGCGGTCCTAGGCGGGGTGAAGTTGATGGTCTCGACCTTGGGCAAGGCCCTCGCGCCAAAGCTACCTTCCATGTTCTCGGATGTTGTGCTTGCCGCGCGCCAAGGTGAAAAGTGGACTTGGGACACGGCCAGTCCAATGGCTGATGTCAAGACCCGCAATCTCCCTATCAAGTCCGACAATCTACCCTCTTTCAAGCCTATCATGGACAAATGGCTGTCCAGAAACAAGGCCAACTAACCCCATAACCAGCGCAGGGACCACTGGTTATCTACTGTCAAGTCCCGCAACTCGAACAAGGAAAACTCAACATGACTTTTGATCCTGCAACCTTTCTGAACCAAAGCTATGACGAAGCCCTCGACACGAAAGTGATCCCCTGCCCTGTTGGCGAATATCTCGGACTTGCGGAGAAGGTCGATGTCAAGACCTGGGCTGCTAAGGACGGTTCTTCGTCCGGCTTGAAATTGGTGATCCTCTGGGACATCCAGGACGATAGCGTGAAGCAGCTTCTCGGCCGCGACACTGTTAAAGTCGGGCAGGACCAGATGCTTGACCTTACCGAAACGGGACAACTCGACTTCGGCAAGGGTAAGAACGTCGGACTTGGACGCATTCGCGAAGCTCTGGGGCTGAACGTCCCCGGCGAGGCGTTTGCTTTCTCAATGATCCAAGGACGTTTGGCGACCTGCTTGGTGTCCCATCGCATTGTCGGTGAGGACGCTTACGCCGAGATCAAGAAGATCACCAAGGCATCGTAAACTGGTTGGGGGGTGCGATCCCCCAGCTTTTTCAGGAGGGTTCCGCAATGAACAAAGACCAGATACTCATAGCCGAAGTCGCGCTCAATATGCTTAGCACTAACATCTACGCGAGCAATGTCAGGGCTGGGTGGTATACCAACCCTCTGACCAAGCGCCGGCTCAAAGAGCGCAATGTCATGGAAATGCTTTGCCTTATCCATTCCGAAGTCAGTGAAGCTGCCGAGGGCTATCGTAAAGACTTGATGGATGACAAACTCCCTCATCGCAAGATGCTTGAGGTCGAGTTGGCTGATGTCTTGATCCGAATATTCGACCTCGCTGGTTATCAGGAGCTTGACCTCGGCGGCGCGTTGATCGAAAAGATGAATTACAACGCTGCCCGTTCCGATCACAAACTTGCCAATCGCGCACTCCCCGGTGGAAAGTCCTGCTAATGACCCAACATATCAAGTTCTCCGAAATCACGATCGCGGCAAATCGCCAGCGAAAGGAGTTTGACCCCGAAGCGCTGACTGACCTAGCAAACTCAATCAGCAGTATCGGATTGCTCCATCCCATTGTCCTACGGGAAACCGCCTCTGGATTTGCCCTAGTCGCCGGTGAGCGCCGTTTGCGCGCCATAGAGCAGCTTTGGCTCATGGGTGAGGGTGTGCGGTATAATAGCGCGCTCTACGGCGAAAATGACGTGCCTTACGTCACACTAGGCGAATTGACCCCCCTAGAGGCCGAAGAGGCCGAACTAGACGAGAACCTAAAGCGCCGCGACCTAACATGGCAGGAACGCTCTGAGGCTCTAGGGCGGCTCCACGCGCTCCGAGTAGCGCAAGCGATCAACGCTGGTGAAAGCCATACAATCCCCGACACCCTCAAGGAAATCGAGACAGCAGACTATGGAACTGACAGGCAGACGTTGCTTCTCGCCGCGCATCTGGACAACCCCATCGTCGCTGGAGCCAAGAATGTCAAAGACGCCTTCAAAGCCCTCAAGCGCGCCGAGGACCGTGATCGCTCAATGGCCTTGGCCGAGCAAGTCGGTCAGAACTTCAACTCTGCTTCGCATCAGTTGGTTCATGCTGATTGTCTTGTGTGGCTTGGGGAGTGTCCTGCTAATACCTTCGATGTGATCTTAACCGACCCGCCTTATGGGATGAATAGTCAGAACTTTGGCGACGGTGGTGGGAAGCTGGTTAACTCTGAACATCGCTATGACGATAGTTTCCCTGCCTGGAAGAAACTAATGTTTGCCTTTTGCGAGCAAGCCTATCGCGTTGCCAAGCCTGAAGCCCATTGCTACATCTTCTGCGATTTCGATAACTACCACACGCTCAAGGAAATC